GTTCATTGGCTATCTCCTTTAAGTTCCACAAGCAATCTCGGCGGTCTAATAGGATGTCATCGCCACAACTCAATTTATCGGCTGTAATAGTCATCTCCTTGCCATCACGCACGATGCGCAGTTTGGCTTCGGGATGCAGCATGTATATCGTATTTTCAATCTCAACCTCAATGTACTCCATACCTCGCTGTACGGGTATATCCGGAGCAAGAACCGTCAGTTTATCTTTCCAACTAAGTCCACATCGCTCCGGGACAAGGAATCGAGAGAAGATTAGGTCGTACTTTATCGGGTCAATAGAGGTAATACCCAGCAGATACGATACAAGCGAGCCTCCTGCCGAGCCACGGCCGATACCCGTCGCAATGCCTCGGCGTTTAGCTTCTCGCACCATATCCCACTGCACAAGGAAGTAATCCACATTGTCAGTCGATTCGATGATATATACCTCATCATCTAATCGTTCTCGATAGATTTGGTGCTTCGTCTCCGGGATCTTCTCCGCGAGCCCCTCATCGAGCAGACGGAGAAACATCGTGCGTCTATCGCCATAGCGCTCCTGCTCCTCGGGGCGCATCATATATTCGGGCATAAACATCTTGCCCGTCTCAAAGGCTGTATCGGCACGCTCCGCAATCTCAACCGTATGTCGGCACATCCTCTCAAAGAGTCTGTCAAAGTCCCACTTCTCCGAAAAGAGTGGTTGCAGAGTGTTGTAATGATCATCTACACTTTTGAAGTATTGCTCCTCGCTCTGCTCGTGGGCAGCACCAGTAGCAATCTTGTTAAGTACGATCTTCGACTTAGCATCATCACGGTCTATGTAGTAACTGTCTGCTAAAAGAATAGGCTCTACGCTGAATGATTCGTTTGCTGTATCGTAACAATTCTCGAAATAGTGTTTCAGTGCGGCTAACTTCTCTCGGTCTATACGGTCTGCCTTATACTCATTGCCATCGACCTGATAGTAGACGGCATCGAACCGCTCCTTAAGTCGCTCTACATGGCGAGGATTCTCCGTTATCCAGTATGCCGAGCGAGTGGTGAAGACTATGGCACACCACTCGGCATAGAGAAATAGTCTCGAGTACTCGATGACACTATCCTCGGAGTTTACCATTACCTCTCGCTGAATGTTGAGCAGGTTATGCAGTCCTTTGTTGCTGAGAGCGTATATCTTTATCTCGACTTTTGTTTCGTTATGCAGCATTGTAAGAGTATAGCCAAACACAGGTTTAAGCCCTGCCTTCGCACACTCCTTTTGCAGGTTGAGCGTGGCGGCCATTGTGTTGCGGTCACAAATGCCCACGGCTGTATGCCCAAGCCACTTTGCCTTGCGACATAGTCCATCTATCGAGCCCGATGCGTTAAGCAACTCAAAAGGCGTATGCACGCCGAGATTGACAAACGCAATATTATGCTTCGGTGGCTTTGGCCTTCCTATATGCTTTAGGATATTGAAGCGAAACTCTTCGCGGAGGTCATAGTAATACCAGTTATTGCCAAAGGGAAACGCCACATAGAAAATTCCCTCATCCTGCAACTCCTGTGGGTTTTCCATAAGGTTGAACCTCACTTCGCCATCCTTGCTTTTGAAGATTGATTCCACACCCGACAGATCCGCAAGAAACATCTTGCCGAAGTTCGGGATTTCCACGACCTCATTGTCGATGGTAGTATAGTCTATGTTTTGGGCATCGAGCCACTCGTATAGTTGCTGTATCATAACTCTTGAACCTTTCGTAGTTTGAAGTTTGAGGGCGATTGAAGGCGTTGAACAAAGATTTCGAATATCTCCTCTACGCTCATTTCGTCCCAGTCCTTATGGGCATCTGCGATGTTGGCGACAAAGACAGTGAAGTATTTGGCGAGTCTGCTGGCGGCCTTTTTTACAGGCTCGACAGCATCACCATCATAGCCGACAATCACCGTCTGAACTCGCTTGCATTGGAGTTTATAGACCTGGACATCGGAGATCTTCTTTCCGAAAGTTGCAACAACAGCCACTCTGGGATTGTCGTATAGTTCCATCTTGCGGGTCAGGGCTATAACATCAAATATGCCCTCCACGAGGATAACCGTATCGGTCTCACCCTCGTGAATAGCATCGTAGTTATATAGTAGTTTGGAGAAGTCGTTATTGACAGAGTTGCGGTAGCGCAATATCTTGAAGCCACCATTGTACTTGACCTTACGGTTATGGGCATCGATATCGCTCTTCGACCAGGTATGACGGCCCACGAAGCCCACATTTTCACCGTTGTCAATGATGGGAAATATCACATAATCCTCAAACCGAGGATTGAGGCGGTTAGTTATGCCCACCGGGAAATAGTCGTAGTCATCATAGGTGAAACCTCGCTCTTTGAGATATGGGTGGCTGAATGTTCGCTTGTAGAAGTCCGGCAACTCGGTTACGGTCAACGCATCGTCAATTTCCTCCGGCTCCACACCCAAGACAAATTGTAAGGGAGCGGTGATATCTGCCGTAGGAGTAACCATCAGGTCCATACGACCTATGGCTTCCAAGAGTTGTCCGAGAGTTCGCGTAGATTTTCCACACGAGAAACAATGCGCCATAAAGGGCTCACGGCGGGCAGTCTCCGGTCCAATGTAGATACCGAACTTGCCGCCCGACTTGCCACAGAAGGGGCAACGCGGCACGATAAGGTTCTTACCCGTACCGTCACGCTTTGCGCCCGTCTCGCGTGCTATCTCCTGCACCAAATGCTGATATTCCTTCGCTGATAAATTCATATACTTAGGAATAGTCGAAGTGCAGGAGCTAAAGTTTATAAAGTGAGCAAAAAATTATTTTTGCGATAAAGTAGAGGTTCTCTGATTATCGTAGAATATCTCATTATCGTAGTCAGTTGCGATTCTAATAGTAGCTCCCTTCTTGAAGAAGCGGCTCTTGGCGATATGCAGACGCATAATGTTTTCCTGTCGCTCCGCAGATGATTGATTCAAGGATATAAGGTGAGTACAAGGGCGAGCGAGACCCTTTGCCTCTGCACAATTGTACTCCGTTAGAACATTGCGTTCATCATTCAGCCACTCCCTATCTTCAATCGTTGATTGGTAGGTAACAACCATCCATACATTCTCATCGGCGGCAAGGTCTTTCAAGTCATTAGCAACGGTAATACGCTTGGATCTTTCGTGCTCCGCTCCCCAATTGCGGCGCGTAGCATCGGTGAGCAAATCCATAGAGTCAATAATTACAATGTCAGGGTTATGACCTTCCAGCTTGCGATACTCCGTTATACCATTCTTTATATCGAGGGTTGAGACTTGAGCATTAAATCGTGGGTAACTTCTCACTAAGATGCTGCCGTGGTACGAATCAATCTGCTTCTTGAACTCTGCTATCTGTATCTCGTCGAATATGCCTTTTTCAAAGTAGTAAGCACTCTTTGATACAAGTCCACCGGAATATGCGTTCAAGGCTTCTTCTTCCGAGCCCTCCAACTGAAAGTGGAGCACATTGAGTCTATCATCAATATTAGCTCTCACTCCTATCCACTTTGCAATATGCGATTTACCGACACCTGTTGATGCAAGAAAACACGAAAGTTGGCCACGGAGATTTCTTCCGTTGTTCAGGTCATCCAGAAAAGGAATATAGAAACGACATACTTGTGCGGCTCCCGACTGTGCTTCGGCAAGTTCTCTGCGTTTATTTGCCTCGTAACGCTCCATAAATGTTTTGGCAACATCTACGAAAGACGAGCCCTTCAAGGTAAATCCCGCAACCCATTCTGCATACTCTCGAAGCACTTTTTCAGCTGCGTTCTGCTGCTGGTCATTATATAGTTTGCCTACTTCTGCATACACCTTTTGGAGTCTAACGGCTTTGATGTAAGACTCAAGCATATCAATAATAGCCTCGGGATTCTGCCCCTCGTCGTAGTCTTGTATGGTATTGATACACTCGGTAGCATCATCATCCTCGGTAAACTTTTGCAATAATACTCCGTATGTAGGAGCCTCGTTATATGCAAGATAATGTGCTCGTATCGCAGCATGAACACTTTGAAAGGTTGTATCTGGAAGATACTCCTTACGCATATGTTGCGAAACGATATTACAGATATGCTCCTGCTTCAATGCCGTTGCATAAAGCTCATATAGGAAATCTATACTTAATGTTTTTGTAGTGTTACTCATTGAGAAGGTGTTTATTCCAGGCCTCTATACGCAACCTGTACAATTCGTGTAAAACATGCTCTGTTCGCTCTCTGCATAGCGATGCTTTAGTACATTTTTGGCAAGTGGGAGAAAACGGTGTCCACATTTGGGTTGATGCACCACAAATGATATATCCGTAATCTGATGAATGCCATTTTCGCTTTGTCACTTCCTCATACTGAGGATATATGTACCGTTCCAAAGGGTGATGACTGCGATCTCGAATTAAGGACACTAGAGACTCCTTGCTCAATTTATGTCGAGCAAGCCATTGCGTATCACTATATCGGTGGCTCTTATTATATTGTCTATAGCGACATTGAGCCTTTGCCCCAAATGAGTGTGTGATATTCCACCTACCACGGTAAGAGTCTCGATATCTACTTATTGCACTTACTTGACAAATGCAGAAGTCTACAAGTCTATCATAGCCAATCCTATACTCTTTGGAAAGAGCATCATAGCACTCACCTAAGACACGGGCAACTTGACCGCCTTTGGGAAACTTAAAATTATCCCATACAGTCTCATTCGCTAATCTCGTGAACACCTTTGTGCACCCTTCAATCCACTCTTTTTTCTCCATCTCTTGTAAGTAATTTTCTAAGTTGTGCCTTTGCCAAGAATAGTCGGCTCTTTACCGTTTCGACATTCTTTGTTTGTAGCGTTCCATTCTGGTAGGTAATCTCCATTATCTCGCTGATTTTATAGCCCGCCTGTTGCAACAGGAAAGCCTCTCGGTAGATAGGTTTTATCTGTTCAAGCGCCCAGAGGATCTCGTCGCTGTAGTAGTCCTTATAGTTATTCATACCCATACAGTTCGCCGAAGGGTTGCACTCATCCAAAAATGTGGAACGCAACTCTTTTACATCGACACTATCGTCTGGCGGAGTACGGGTTTTATTACGCTTATTGAGGTCGGCTACAAGGCGTTTTGTTACTGCATATATCCAAGTTTTGACCGGTCTTGCAGGGTCGTAGCTGTCCATATACTTGTAGAAGTTTACTAATGCCTCGACATAGTTATCTTCTATATCTTCCTGATTGTATGTGTACTTGATACAGATGCTGTACACCAGATTCTTGTGCGGCATCACATACTTTTGCAGCAGCTGAGCGCGTCTTTTGGCGGACTCATCATCGGGGATTGTCGCCACTCTTTTTAACACATCTTTCTTGTCCACTCTTCTAACTGAAAAGGGTTCAACTCAATCTGAAATGTCCTAATCTGTCAGCTTCGAAGAGCGTCAATTAAAAAAGTGGGCGGCTTGTCACCGCCCGAATCTATGCGGTCATTTTATAATCTGTGTTTGCGTATGTAATAAAAGAATAGGTGGCAAGCATCGGCAGCGTTGTCGTCCGTAGGTACATAACCATACTTTTTGCAGGTCTCTACCATCTTTGACTTCGTGGCGTGCCCATCGCCCGTGGCCCACTTCTTGAGTGCGGCAGGGTTCACAAACTCCGGCTCGGGCAGATTCAGCTCATCGCAGACCTCCAACAACACACCTCGCAACTCCGACAATCGTCTGAGGTCGTAGAAGTGGCGGTTGATGCTCACATCCTCAGCTACAATCTGCTTTATGTCGTACTTTCGGATAAAGTCGATAAGCAGCGTGCGGAACGAGCCGTGCATCTTGTTGTCGTTGCGCCGTCGGCTCTCGGTGAGATTCCAAGTACCTGCCTCGTGCTTCGAGAAGTAGCCACAGTGTGTTGCCACATCCAAGGCGAGTATGTCGTCGTGCTTCAGTGTCTTATTCTCCGATGCGTGATTCTCCATTCTCCTTCGTTATTACAAGTTTGTGGGGATAACCTTCGGCCACATTGCCGTGCGAAACTACGAGGACAGT